GGGGGGATAATATTCAAATGAATCACCGTAACATATTCAAAATTTACCCCCGCGCGGTGAACGACTAATGCGCACTCCAGGCTGTCACTGCTGGCAACCCCACCTTCCCAACAACCCCGCTTGGAGAATCGAAGACCGCTGCCCAATCCACGGTAAGGATATGGCTGTTTCAAATCCTGATCCGGCGCAAGATGCGGAGTATCAGAAGGACTGGAAGGAAGAACGCGATCACGGATGGGCTAAATGAACAAGCTACTTTTGCTGGGCGAGGCATATGGGGAAGTAGAAGAACGCGAACGTACTCCATTCGTCGGCCCAACTGGATATGAACTGACCCGGCTTCTTGAGCAGGCTGGAATACAGCGTAGTGAGTGTTACCTCACTAATGTATTCAACCTACGTCCACCAGGAAATAAAGTCGAGGCGCTCTGCGGCAGCAAGGCCGAGGCAATCAAGGGTTATCCCGCAATCATCGCAGGAAAGTTTCTCCATGCCAGTTATCAACCTGAGTTGGATCGACTCGCTGACGAACTCCTTGAAACCAATCCGAACCTCATCGTGGCGCTTGGAAACACTGCCTGCTGGGCCATGCTGGGGAAGATCAATATCTCTAAGATCAGAGGAACCACCACCACGTCCACCCACACAGCCGACGGCTTCAAGTGCCTTCCTACTTATCACCCCGCCGCAATATTTCGACAGTATGAGTTGCGTCCTGTTACAGTATTAGACCTCGCCAAAGCGAAGCGCGAAGCCGAGTTCCCCGAAATCCGCCGCCCCTCCTGCAACATCTGGATCGACCCCGATCTCTCCGACATGGAGCACTTCTATGAATCCTTCATCAAAACTTGCCCGCTCCTGTCTGTCGATATTGAGACAGCTGGAACTGTCGTTACAAGAATTGGATTTGCACCATCCAAGTCAATTGCAATCGTCGTTCCTTTTGTTGCTGCAGGAAGAAAGGGCAGAAATTATTGGTCGTCTCCCGCAGCTGAGCGTCAGGCTCTCTTATTTGTTCGACGAATTCTTGAAGACCCATCTATCCCAAAGCTATTCCAGAACGGCCTCTACGACATCGCCTTCATCTGGCGAGCCTGGGGGATTAAAGTGATGGGGGCGGAGGAAGACACAATGCTCTGCCATCACGCGATGCAACCTGAGTCCCTCAAAGGCCTAGGTTTCCTCGGCTCTGTCTACACCGATCACGGCTCTTGGAAGGATATGCGCAAGGTCGAAACCATCAAGAAGGATGACTGAGATGGACAGAGAGTTTCTTCGTCAGCTAATAAAGAACCAAATGACCATCATGTGCTTTTTGCTCTATGGCAAAGAGGACGCTCGCGCTAAGGAACTCCTTGAAAAGCGGATCAAGAAGACCAGGGAGTTCCTTGATGCGAATTATTCAGACGAATGAAATCCTCCCCTCCGAACTCAAACCCGATGAAAAGGAGTCTGTATACAATGGACTCGACTGTTGCATCACCCGTGAAGTGTTCATGGCCCTGGAGCCACAGCTGGATCACCTTGCCTCCCACGCTTACGGGTATTCAAAAGCTCTCCAAGGTCCAGTGCTCGATATGCGGCTGCGTGGGGTTCGTATTGATAAAGCCCGTAGGCAAGAAGTCCTTGAGGCGTACCACCAAAAGCTCGACTTCCTCGAACACAATCTCGAGCGAATAGTCCGCGAAGGCGTGGGGATGTATGGGTTCAACTGGCAGGCACCAGCGCAGAAGTGTGATTTGTTCTACAACCACCTCGGCATTCCTATCATCAAGAAGAAGGGCCGCCCCACAGTCGAACGTGCTGCCCTTGAAAAGATGCAAGTCTACGCCACCGCTAGGCCGATCATTGCGCACCTCCTTGCAATGGGCGAGCTTAGTTCCCGAATCAAGATGTTGAAGACGGAGATGGACCCAGATGGACGGATGCGGACCAGCTACAACATTGCTGGCACTAGCACTTTTCGTTTTAGCTCTAGCTTTAGTGAGTTTGGTACTGGAGGAAATCTACAGAACGTGGAAGACTTATTGAGACAAATCTTCATCTCCGACCCAGGAATGAAGCTTGCCTACTTCGACGCCCGCCAAATCCAATCCCGCATCGTCGGCGCGATCGAATGGAACATCTTCCACGATGGCAAGTATCTCGACGCCTGCGAGAGCAACGACCTCCACACCACCGTAGCCAAGATGGTATGGCCCGAGCTTGAGTGGACCGGTGATCCTGCTCATGATCTTGAACTTGCTGAGGAGCCCTTCTACCGCTGGTTCTCGCGCCGCTTCATGTGCAAGAAGATTGGGCACGGGACTAACTTTAAGGGGAAGCCCTTCACCATTGCCCAGCAGGCTAAGGTCGAGATCAACTTGATTCAGGATTTCCAACCCAAATACTTCCTCGCCTTCCCCGCTCATCTCCGCTGGCACGCTTGGCTTGAGCGCGAGATAGCGGAGCGGGGTGAACTCATCTCCATCTGTGGTATCCGCAGGCAGTTCTGGGGTCGACGCGATAGCGAAGAAACCCTCCGTGAAGCCGTAGCCTACGATCCCCAATGCTCCGAAGCTTACATCGTGAACAACGGAATGCTTCAAGTATGGCGTGCGCAAGACTGCCAACTCCTGATGCAAAACCATGACGCGATCATCGTGCAATACCCCGAAGCCAAGGAGGATGAAGTTGTCCCTAAGATATTCCAACAGCTTAGATTTCCGGTGGAGCTTAAGCACGGAAGAGAATTAGTCGTACCTTACGGTTGTGAGGTTGGTTTTAATTGGGGTAAGGCAAGTAAGGATAATCCGAATGGCCTCCAAGCCTATAAGCCCGGGGATAAACGGAAGCGGAAAGCGGAAGTGTCAGTCCTGGATCGACGAGTTCGTCAAGTACACTGACAACCTGGAGAGCCCTGAGATATTCCGTAAGTGGTCCGCGATCACTGCCATAGCCGCAACCTTAGAACAGAAGGTTTGGGTTGTAACTTCATCGCCGCTCTACCCCAACATCTACACCTTCCTAGTAGGCCACGCGGGATCGGGTAAAACCCGTGCTATCGGCGCTGCTGTTGGCTTCATCCGCGCCCTGCCCGAGCCCTTCATCGCACCAACCTCTGTAACGATGGCTTCGTTAGTAGACAAGCTAGTCGAGGCTAAGCGCAATATCATCCAACACCATCCAGTTCAATCCATCACCGAATACAACTCCCTCCTAATCGTCGCGAGTGAACTCTCCGCCTTCATGCATGAATACAAGAACAACGAGTTGATCCCTGGGCTCACACAGTTCTACGACGTGGACTTCTATGCACAGTCGCGCCGCACTCGGGACCTTCACATAACCATCCCGCGTCCCCAGATCAACATTCTCGCCGGAACTACCCCCTCCAATCTCATCAACTTCATCCCCGAGTATGCCTGGGAGCAGGGCTTCACCTCCCGCATTATCATGGTCTACGCCGACACTAAGCCCCTGATCGATATCTTCAACACCCCCAATAAGCCCATGCCTGCGGATATGACTCACGACCTCGCTGTCATCAACGGGCTCTTCGGCCAGATCGGCTGGACCGAGGAGTGGGCGGTGGCCATGCATCAATGGAAGATGCTGAAGTTCGACCCCACTCCAAACCACCCCAAGCTTCGATGGTACTGCGAGCGGCGATACGCGCATATGATTAAGCTTTCAATGATCGCCTCAGTCGATCGCGGCAATGACCTGATGATGAACAAGGCCGACTTCAACAAAGCAATGGGCTGGCTGCTTGAGGCCGAAGCCTTCATGCCAGAGATATTCCGCTCCGGCGCTGGCCTCGACAGCAAAGCAATGGATGAAATTCAACACTTTGTTTCTGTGATGAAGAAAGTATCCGAGAACAAGGTGGTAAACTTCGCGCGCGAACGTGTCCCTGCGCATAGCGTGATGAGGGTCCTTGAAGTAATGGAGAGATCAGGAATGATAAAGGCACCGACGATGGATAAGCTGGGAATGAAGATATTTGAACCGGGAGATATGACATGACAGACAAAGTTCTTGTGACGTGCCGATTTCTTGAAGCCATTTGGCAGGGCGATTTTGATGCCGCCGCGGCGGACGGTGTAACGGTCGGCATGGTCTTATCCAAAGAGGCCGAGCGGTTGCTCACCCTCCCCCACGCGGCCGACAGCCTCAGCAAGCGCCCCGTTGCATGGCGCATAGGTCCGTTCGGCGATCGTTGGACAATTTACCATAATGAAGATGACGCCAACAAACATCTCGATAAACTAACGGAAGAAAATTACCAGCTACAGGGCTTGTATGTGCGCGATGGAGCGGCCGACAGCCGGGGCGGGGAACCGACAAGTGCTGGCGTGTGGATGAACGCCTACGCGGACGCCTGTATCGCCTGCGACAAACTGAAAACCGCATTGAAGCATTTGACATTCGCGGCACGAACGAGTGGTGGTGTTGCAGGTCGAGACAATGGCCTGTGCGCAGCCGGCGACGAAGCCGAGCAAGTGCTTAGCAGTAAATTACCAATGGTCTCGACCCCTGGCGGGGAGCCGACGCGGGAGCAGGTTGAGGCGGCGGCAATAGTATTGTGGAGCAACGTCAACTCGGCCGATTGGGCAAAAGCACATCCTCCATACCGCATCGAATATCTTGATCTGGCGACACGCGCACTGAAGGCCGCCCTATCCCGCCCCGCACCGGCAGCAGAGGTGATGGGGGATGATGTTTATTAGCTACTTCCCATTCTTAGTCTGCTCAATAGTAGCCGCGACCACCGCCACAATCTCACTATGAGCATCCTCACGCCCTATCTTTTGGCCCTTAGCTTCTGACGAAGTAGCCGTTCGCTCAAGCAACTGCGTCATCCTGCCATCAATAGACTTTCCTATCTCAACAGTCTTTGATGCAGCTGTTTCAATTATTCGCCGCGTCTCAGCATTATACCTCATGATCATGAATTGAGTATAAGCAACGATAAGGCTGGTCACACCAGCAAAGACTGCCGCAACC